ATGTCTAGATATTTAGACATATTTAAACGGCACAATCTAAGTAAGCTTGCTGCTGCTAAACCAGGTTTGATAGAAACGAGAGTAAATAATGGTACAAAAGAAGTATTTGAAAGCATACAAGAAGATAGTCGTAATATTGACAGTCTTGATAATGGCTTACAGTTGCAGTCTAATCCCTAAGAAAGTAGACGTAATATCAAAACCTATAGAAAGGCAGATAGCACAGCCAATTTTACCTAGAGAACTACAATTAAAAGCACCTTATTGGTATGTGGTTTCAGATAAGAACATAGATACTTTTTTAGAAAGGGTAGAAAAAGAAGAGGGCAGAGTAGTATTTGTAGCTATGTCTGTGCCTGATTATGAATTAATGGCATACAATATGCAGGAACTCAAAAGGTATATAAATGAACTTAAAGAAGTTGTGGTCTACTATAGAACAGTCACTACAAAGTAAAAAGGAGGACAACATGCATATATCTAAAGAGGGTATAGCCCTTATAAAAAAGTTTGAAGGATGCAGATTAACAGCTTATCAAGACTCTGTAGGAGTTTGGACTATAGGCTATGGACATACTAAAGATGTTGATGAGGGTCTAGAAATTACTCAACAAGAAGCTGAAGTTATGTTGAATGAAGAATTACTAGAATACGAAGGATACATCAATGACATGGTTGAAGTTCCTTTAGAACAATGTCAATTTGATGCTTTAGTGTGTTGGGTCTATAACTTAGGTCCAACAAATTTGAGAAAATCTACTTTATTAAAGCTTTTAAATGCTGGTGATTATCATTCTACTCCTAATCAAATAAAGCGATGGAACAAAGCTGGAGGCGAAGTTTTAAACGGATTAGTAAGAAGAAGAGAAGCTGAAGCTTTATTATTTCAAGGAGAAGAGTGGCATAAGATATAATGAAAATATTTTGCACACAATAATTTATGGCTTTAGTTAAATACAAATTCAGACCAGGAATAGATAAAGAGAGTACAAGTTACTCTAACGAAGGAGGCTGGTTTGATGGAGACAAAGTACGATTTAGAAAAGGTAATGTAGAAAAGATGGGTGGCTGGGTAAAAAACTCAGCTAATTCTTTTAACGGTACTTGCAGAAAGATAGCAGTACACAAAGATAAAGACCTAAACTCTTATAATTTTTTAGGGACACACACTAAT